TGAACCATTGCGTTTTTGGACTTTCATCATATTTATATTACTATTTTATATTTATCTGTTTAAATAATTGTTTTTTTTAATTCAATTATTCTATTATAATTTATTGTACTTATTTTATATTTATAGTTATTGTAAATATAATTTATAATTTTCAAATTTTTATTTTTCAAACAATATTCAACTGCTGCATTTATCTGTAAATAATATACATTTCTATTATCACTTTCTAATAAAAACTTAACTATATTTAAATTATCACATTCACATGCTAATAATAAATAAGATCTATTTACTCTTCCAAAATGAAATATATCGAATTCTTCAACTATATTACTATCTGTTAAATAAAAACGATTAAATAATACATTTTTATATCTTTCATATTCTAATAATAAATACAATACATCTGGTCTATCACATAATATTAATGTTGATATGTCTCGATATACTAAATCGTATTTTTTATTTAAAAACCATTCGAATGTTTCAATATTAGAATACTTCAATAATAAATATTTATTGTTTTCACTATCACATATATTTTGTGGTAATACACCTTCATAGTTTTGGATAATATCGTTAAATACACTATCGACAAATTTTAATCTATAACTTAATATTGGTGAATTAATATTTATAGCGTATTTTAAAATATTTTCAATTATTTCATATGGTAATAAATTTATCATATTGATATTACATATATATAATTTGATATTTATGTTTAAATAAATACTAATACAAAAAATAATGATCGATAAAGAAATATTAGAAATGTTAGAAGTTTATATTCGAATCCAAAATATTCAATTGTTAAAATATATTGCACAATGTGAAGATTGGGATTTTAAAGATTTATGTAAAACTTATTTATAATTTTATCTATATTTATAACTTTCAACACTATCTTCCCTTTTCATAAAATACATTAATATACATACTAATATTATTAAACTTAATATACATAATATGACTTCTGGTCTCATTAAAAATTCTATTCCATCTTCAAGTTTTTCTGCTGTATCTTCTAAAATATCTTCTGTAACATCTACGACTTTTTTTGTAATATTTGGCATTATATTATAATATTTATATTATTTATTCAATAAACCGTCTAAATCATTAAACAATTTTAATTTATCAAGTATCTTTTCACCTTCCATCTTTTTTTCAACCTTTTTTTGTGGTAATGGTTTTTTGTCAATTTCTAAATCTTTAACAACATCATGGTTTTCTCTAGGTTTACGTATTTTAAACATTTCACCATTTTTAATATTTGTTAATATTAATGTAGTTTTATCTCTTAATAATGGTATAGTATAATCTATATCATGTGTTAATATACATATACTCATATATAAATATGGTAATCTTTTATTACGTTTTCTTGTAGTAAAGTCATCCAAATATAATATATATAATGCTTTAATATGTCGTTTTTTTTCTATATTTACATTTTTACATTGTAAATGTATTAATTCCCAAATTATCCATACTAAATCACTTTGAAATTTAGGTTGAACATCAACTACACGTGCATCTATATGCCAACTATTATTTGCTTTTAAGTTACGTTTTTCCCATTCAAAAACCCAAAATATCCAATATAAACACATATCATAATTATTATTTTTAAGATAAGTATATATTTCATTCATAACTAATTTTAATTCTTCTGGTTCATTAAAATGTATAAAATCATTGTTTAAAAGATAAACATTAGCAACAAATCTTTTTTGTATATTTTCAAAATCAAAATCAGTATCTTTTAATTTTGGATATTTATCATATTTTTTTGTTTTATTTGACATACATAATATTGTAACAACACTAAAAAAAATATTTCTTATTTTATCATTGTTTCTACATTCTAATATACCATATCTATCATTTTTATCTATGCTTTTATAAATATTATATATTGTTTTATTTTTTTTGTATAAATATAATATTAAGTTAGGATTATTAATACTAATGGTATTACAAGTATAAATTAATAATCTTTGCCATATATCAAATGTATATCCAGAACATAAACATTCTGTCAACCAATTACAAGCATTTTCTATTTTACCATTGTCTATACTTTTAAATAATGTTGATATTACATCTGTTTTTTTGTATCCACTAAATGTAGATTTTTTAAAACTTTCCATTAATCTATTATCTATAATAGTGTATTTACTATCCATAAATACAAAAAATAAAATAATATTAATAAATATACATGAAGTTAATATATTTTTTATTTGTTATACTTGGAATTATATTGTATATTTTAATTAATCATATAAATACATTTTCAATAGGTAATCCATATACATACAATCCATCAGCAGATACACCAATAACTCAAGAATTAGAAAATTATCGTGGTAGAGTATGGAATACAATAGAAGAAATGCAAGATGAATTTGCAAGAGATGGTGTTGATTTTGGTTTAATAGAAGATCCCACAAATGATATAGATTTTATACCTGAATCAAATACATCACCCCTAACTATTAGTACTAATAATGGTGATATAAATTTTAATGTTGTAAATACTATTGGTCATGTAAATACTAGAGTAGGTTCTGAAATAGGATGTGAAAAAAGAGTAGTAATTTCAAAAGGTTCTAGTGATGGTATAACATTAGAAGATACAGATACTAATATAAGTGATACAGAATTTGCTATAAAATTAAAAAAATATTTGGGTACTGAACATGTTGAAGGTCATAGTTGTGTATTTAGAATAGATGTTGATATATATACTGGGAGACAAAGAATTGATACATGTACTAGATATTTATATTTATCATATAGTATAAATATAGAGAGTGAAGAAGATATATTTGAAATGTTTACTATGAATAGAATTCAAAGTGCAGAAGAAAATTTATCTGAAATACATATACCTTTTATTTATTTAATATTTTGTCAATTAAATATAAGAAATTTAAATATTCCAGATAGATTTCAAACTTTTTTTGTAGGGCAAGAATTGGTGGCATTTGAAGTATCATCTGTTGGTAATGTAACAAGTATGAATATATTTCATTTACCATTATTTAATCAATTATTATTAAATTTAAGTGATCATTTTCCAGAAGTTTTATATCCGATAGAAGTAGAAATATTTACTGATTTAACACCTTTAACTCCAGAAGAAATAGAGTTAATAACAAATGAAGATATGGATATAAATACTATGAAAAAATATGTAAAACATTTAAGAAAATTAGTGAATGATGAAAATATACTTATTGCTATTAAAATTAGAGTGTTAATATTTTTAGATTGGGATACACAATTTATTATAGATGGTTCTAATATTGGTGTATTTGATTTTGATAAAACTTTATTTAAACAAGGTTTTATTGATATTACACTAGAATCTTATAATACTTTAAGTAATGAAGATATGAATTCACTATTAAGTAGTTTATTTGAAGGATTGGTAAATGATATAATATTTCAAATATTTGGTTCATTAACTATACAAGATTTAATGCAAATTACATGTAATATTCTTGAAATATATCAAAATATGATTAGTATAAGGATTATGAGTTTAGAAAATATTAATGCATTTTTTAAAATGTTATTATATAATATAAAATATAGATATTCACAATTACAATATGATGATGGAACATTTTATATTTGGACAACTACAACACAACATATACCATTTTTAACACCACAATTTATACAATTACAAAATTTATTATTTGGTGATAGTGATCTAATGCCAGATATTACAGTAGAAACAGAATGTCCACCAGTAATTATTGTAACAAGCGATGTTGATGATGATGATGATGATTTATGTGAACCTGAACCAGAACCTGATACTGCTGAATGTATATCTACTTGTTCTTCTTGTCAAGAATCTTAATCAAAATTATAAATCTTTACAAAAAATAAAATAATATTTAGAATTAAATTTAAATAAATAATTTTAAATTATAGTGATACCTCCGGTTCAGGTTCGACTTCTACACTATTCTCTAAATTGTTTGTTGAACCAAAACCACCTTCACCACGACTCGTATCACTTAAACCGTTAACAAGTTCAAATGTTAATGGTGATAAATCTCCTGAACAAATCTGAAATAGTCGTGTTCCCTTTTCTACTAGAAAATCTTCACTTTTAATATTATCAACAAATGCCATAATATTACCTCTGTATCCAGCATCAATAATACCAACACTATTTGCTAACCTTAATGGTGTTTTTACAATAGATGATCGTGGATAAAGATAATATGATACATTATTACGATTATCTTTAAGTGCTTCACATCTAATTTCTAAATCAATTTTAACAGTTTCACCACTTTTTACTAAAATATCTTTTGGACAAAATAGGTCTAGACCACTATCACCTGGATGATAATTTGTATGACCATTGTATTTTTCTTGTAGTTCAACATTATCGGTTTTAATAAGTAGATGCATTGTCATTTTAATAATATTATTTGTAAATCTTTAATATATTTTTCAAATTTAAATTATGCAAATTTTATTTAATCTTATATAATATACAATGGATGTTTTATATACGTTAAATTTTATAGCATTTATAGTTTACTATATATTAAGTGGCACTTTATTCGATAAAAATAATAGTTTATGGTATTGGTTATATTGTGTTGGTTTATTTGTATCATTGATGATTTTATCTTTTGTAGTTAAAAGAAATGGGGGTCCATATACAAAGTTAGTTTTATTTATAATTTTAATAATTTTTGGAACAGTTGTTCAAACATGGAATATGAAAAATTTACAAGATAAAGGCAATGATGATAGTATTAAAGATCATAAATATAAAACAAATTGGTCTACAGGTTTATTTATTTTTGCTGGTATAGTTGCTGGTGCATTAAATTATTCAAGTTGCGATGGTAGTGGTGAAATATTATGTAGTGCAAATAATATTATGATATTTATTATAGCAAATATATCAGTATATGGATTAATTAATTTACTAAAAAATTTAGGAGCATTAAATAAAGATAAATTTAATAGTGATAGTGTTATACTACATGTAGGTATTTTAACATTATGGCAAATATATTTATTTTTCTTAGCAGATGGTTTCCGTGATAGTGAAATGTTATACAATATTAAAGAACATATTACAAGGGGGGGTGGTTATGGTCATAAAACAATGTATCAATTATTTTCATTTTTAAGTATATTTGTAATTATAGCATTTATTATTAGTAATGAAGTATTAATTAAAAATTGTACAACAGATAAGTTAAAAAGTTTTGAAAATACAAAAAATTCAATAAATAGCATTACTTGGAATATGGTAGGAACAATGATTACTACGATGATTATTATATTTATATTAAGTTATTAATATAAAGACAATTTAAATAATAATATAAATGAATATTGAAACCTTTGCCAATTATGTTTCTATTTTTGGAACCATATGTGGATTATTTTCAAGAGTTCCACAAGTTTATAAAACTTATAAATCACAAAGTGCTAATGATTTATCATCACAAACAATGATGATTAATATTACAGCAAATAGTTGTTTTTTATTTTATAGTATTGTTCACGAACAATATCCTATTATGCTAAATTGTACATCTGTAATTACATTAGAAAGTTCACTAGTTTATATGAAACATAAATTTGGTAAAATGAAAAAAAGTAGTAGTCAAACAAGTTTAGTAGATATGGTTTCAGATGAAGAAAGTTAATTTTCTAATAAATATTTATATACAATATTTCTAATAATATCTAAATCTAAACTCATATCAATTATCATACAATCACTATAATTTATACCATTTTCAGATTCGTGTTCGGAGTTTATTATATGATCCATATAATTATCTGGATAACAAGTTTTTAATCTTTCAATTTGTATATCTTTTGGTAATGTTAATACAATTATTTTATAACCATTTTTTATACATAAATCATGTTCATTTTGATATCTTAAATCATCAATGACAACTTTATCATAATTTTTACCTAAATTTATTGTATATTTTGCCCATATATCACTATCTATTTCTCTCATTTTGGTTCCAATACTTGTTAAAAGTGTTCTATTTTTATACTGCATATTGAATAAATCTTTAGCAATATCTTTAACTTTTTGTCCAAATGATAATATTTCATAACTATTATCAAATTCTTTAATAATATTTGCTAATGTTGTTTTACCATAACACATTTTTCCATGGATAGCAATTTTCATTTTTATATTATTAATGATAACTTTTTATATCTTTTAATTATCAAAAAATTGAAATATTCTAAATGGATGTTCATGAGTTATATATTGTAATTTTCTTTTAAGATGTGTTTGTAAACCAACAAATAATAAACCAGATGTTATACTTATAACTGTATCTATACTTTTTATATTTTTAACATGTATTAATGGATTAAGTATAGTTAATATAGTATTATTTAAATAATACCAAATGATAGCAATAGTTATAATATGAATTATAATTTCAAATAATATTTCCCAATTATCTTCATCTTTATGTAAATCTGTAAAAGCATGATCAATTAATGGTCCTAAAAATATAAGTAGTGAACCATAAATAAATGCTACTAATATAATCTTTAATATATCAAATATGAACATATCTATATGTTTATACTATATTTTTTATTTATAGTAAATAATAAAATTGAATATTTATAATGGAAAAGATGACTTTGCCAATTATTGTTTCTAATAAAATATCTAAAGAAAAATGGTTATCACAAAATATAAATTTTTCATCATTTGATAATAAATATTTAATGATGATATTATCTAATTATATGAAAATATGGATAGATTCAAACACTGATTTAGATAGGTTCGTAGATGATGATATATTTTATGATAAGTTTGTAGAATTTATTTATAGTGAATATGTATTACCATTACAAACGTATCCATATGATTATTTAGAAGATGAATATTATGAACATTATAATATGACTTATAGTGATGATATAAATGATATATTTATATATTTTAAAGATTATACACAAAAATTTGGTTCACAATTATTTTATGGAAAAGATGATACTAGTTTTCCATTATTACAATTTGTTTATGATGTTTGTGATTATAAAGATCCTTATAATGATGAAAAAGATGAAAATATGTTAGAAGATGCTCCAGATATTGATATGACAATGGATGATGATTAATATATTTGTTATATTATATGTTAACTGGAGGAATGGTTGGTGGTTCTTACAAATTCAGTGATTTATTAAAGAATAATAAATCAAAAACAAAGAAACGTAGTAAAAAACTTAAAGGTGATCCGTCTGTATTAGGGTATCCAGCAAGAAAATCAAACTTAAATATAATAATGAAAGGATCTGATGGAAATTTGTATAAAAATAAACTGTATAAGAAAACTAAGAAGTGGTTTAGAATTAATTCTAAAAATAAAAAAAAGAAATAAATTTAATTTATATGTTTTGAATATAATCCATATTTATTACCTAGTTCATCTAATAATTTAGCACTATACCAACCTAATATAGAACCTATTGTATCGCCAATCATATTATTTAATGTATCACTATAATTTTTACCACCTGGCCAATATGGAAACATATTTATCATTTTCATACCAAACTTAGTATTTTCTATTATTTCAAATAATATATGTATTATAATCCAATTTTTTATACTTATACCGAAAAAATATGCTACTATACCAGTAGCAAAATGTAAATATGTATATTGATCTAAAAATTTATTACCCATATATATTTATATTATTATTTAAATCCTTTTGTAAAATAAACAATAAGGTTTTTGTTGCATCATATCACTAAAATCTATATCAAATACATTACTATCATTAAATACTTTCCATTTATTATCATTTGTATTATTTACATTTGTATTATTTACATTTGTATTATTTACATTTGTATTATTTACATTTGTATTACAAATTGCATAATAATGACCACCATTTAATGAACCACTTTGAACACTCATACTACATAATTTATAAGTCATACTTTGTTCAGCATAATTCATACAAAATTTATTCATATTTAATAAAATAGGAAATCCAATGTGTCGGTCTATTTTTTTTAGGTTACTATCATATCTTTTTATTTGAATGATTAAAATATCACTTAAATTCCAAAATACAATCTTTTTTTCTGGATTTACATTTTCTTTACATTTATCACATTTCCAACTATTATCACTATCTAATGTTTCAACACTTGTATAATGTGATAACATATCATAAATGGTTTCAAAATGTGGTTTCATATGTAAAGTTATGATTTGTATTGGATCATGATTTCTTGTTGAATAATCACATTTTGGACAACTTGTTATACTTAATAATTGAGAATAAGTTGATTGTATTAAATATGAATATTCATTTTCAAAAAATTTTTTCCAATAATCTATACTATCAACTGCTATACGATCTAAATTGTTTTTTATATCACCTTGAATACTTAATTTAATTTTATATTTTAAACATTTATGTAATAAATCAAATAATATTGTTATAAATTCACCAGCATCATTTTGTTCAAATCCAACAAATGTATATTCGCTCCTACTTATATTTTGTGCAAATGATTTATAAAAATTGATAGGATTTACACATTTTGTATCATTTTCTATTATAAAACTTTTTTGTAATCTTAACCATTCTCTCATTAAACCGAATTCATTGCGTTTTTCAGTTTTAATACAATTTTGTATAAAGTCATCATCGTCTAAACTTAATAATCCAGTATAACGAATACATTGAATTATAGAATTCATATAACATGTATTACCAAGATTTTTTAATCCATAATCCATATTACTAATATTTTAATATAATAGTTTTAAATACTTAAAAAAAATATATAATATAATTTATAAATGAGCACATTAGATATATCTGATATACAAGAAAATAATTTACCTAATATTACTGTAAATGTTGAAGATGTTCCAACAGATGAACCAGAAGATGAACCTGATCCTGAACCAGATATAGCAGAACCTGAACCTGATCCTGAACCAGATATAGCAGAACCTGAACCTGAACCTGAACCAGAGATAGCAGAACCTGAACCTGAACCAGAGATAGCAGAACCTGAACCTGAACCTGAACCTGAACCTGAACCAGAGATAGCAGAACCTGAACCTGAACCTGAACCTGAACCTGAACCAGAGATAGCAGAACCTGAACTTGAACCAGCAGATGAACCAGAAGCAGATGAACCAGCAGATGAACCAGCAGATGAATCAGAAGATGAACCAGAAGATGAATCAGAAGATGAACCAGATGATTTTGATGAATATTTAAAATCAATTGGTTTAGAAAAGTTTATAAATAAATTTAAAGAAAATGGTTACGATTCAGTAGAAAGTTTAAAAAAAATAAATATATCAGATATAAGAAAAATATCAAAAAATCTTCATCAGTTAAGGTATATAAAAAGAAAATTAAACATTTTTTTTTAATTAGAGTATGCTAATCCACCCATGCCACTCATAATTCTTAATACATTGTAATTTACAGCATAGATATTCAAACTTGTAGAGTTTTCTGATATTAATATAGCATTATCTATTCTTGAAAAATTACATGTTCCACTTGGTTGATGTTCCTCTGGTTTTAATGCAAAACTGTAAACAGCAATACTATTATTTGCTCCACCAGTGCCATTAGATGCATTTATACCACCAAAACCAGTATGATGTTGCCATACTTGTAATTTGGTAAAATATTCCAAATATCTTGGAGCAAATCTTTGATGACCATTTAGTTCTAAATGATATAGATTTTCATCTAATTCAATTGGTGTGCTAATACTTGGACTTACTGGTTGACCAGTCCAAATTAATTCTTTTACAGGGTGATTAAAATTAAGATTATGCATAATCTTATCATTTGAATTTATATATTGAATTTGTTCAATTAAATATTCGTGCGATACTTGGGCGAATCTGCGACGTTCATCTGTATCAAGATAAATATAATCAACCCATAAATTTAATTGACCAATAGTTATATTTGTACTGCTCGCAAACTTAGTAATAATTTTAACTTCATGATATTGTAAAGCAATAAGTGGTAGTGCAAGACCAGGATTACGACAAAACCAGAAAAATAATGGGATAAATATAGGTACGTTTAAACTAGTAATTGCACTACCACTTATACCACCAAATCCACTCATATTTTGAAATCTTGTTCCTTCTACTAGGTCTGGATCTGCAAAATTACCCATAAAACCAGTATCATTTGGTTCAGTTAATTCTGCCCATGTTTCCATCCAATGACCATAATGTTTATCAATCTCTTGACCTCCAATTTCTAAAATTACATTATCAATTATAGCACTACCAAGATTATGTACTTTATTTGTGCTATCTAATTCAACACATTCAATATAAACTTTATGTATTAAATCACCATTACGACTTACAGTACAAGTTGCTGTATTACCCATATCAGCAGTTCCTGCCCAAGTTTGCTGAATTGCTTCCATTGAAAAGTTAGTGTGTCTGCGGTAAACTACTTTAAAAAAAGTAATTTGAGGGTTACCAGTAAGGTAAATATCTTGAGCACCATAAGCAACAAGTTGCATTAATCCTCCTCCCATTATTATATTATAAGATATATTTTTTTTATTTTGAAATATACTTATAAAAATTATTTTATTAAAGAAATATTATTAATAAAATTACTTAGTTAGAATATGCTAGACCTCCCATACCACTCATAATACGGAGAACATTGTAGTTAACAGCATAAATAGTCCAAGCACTAGCAGATTTATCAAAACCAGTAGAAGTACATTTTAATTCTGCATTATCAATTCTAGAGAAATTACAAGTTCCACTAGGTTGGTGCTCTTCAGGTTTAAGGGCAAATGAGTATACAAAAATACTATCAAATACACTACTGTAATCTGCAGCAGTGTCTACACCGCCATGACCACTGTGATAATCATATACTTGTTGGCGTGTAAAATAAGTAGTAGGTCTTGCTGCAAATCTATCATGACCATTTAACTTAAGTTGCCAGGTAGTTGTAGATAATATTGCACTTGCATTTTGTAATAGTTGAGCATGAGCAATAGAACCTGCAGCAGTGCTAGCATTACACCATACTAATTCTTTAACAGGATGATTAAAGTTGAGACGTTGATTTGCTTCAGTCATTTGCTGATATTGTAATTGTTCAATTAAATATTCATGTGATACTTGGGCAAATCTACGACGTTCATCAGTATCAAGATAAATGTAATCAACCCATAAGTTTTGTGTGCACCCAGCAGAAATAGATGTTTGAGAACCATGTTCTAATACAAGTTTAACTTCGTGATATTGAAGGGCAATGAGAGGTAGTGCAAGACCAGGATTACGGCAAAACCAGAAAGGTAATGGAACATATACATTGGATGCACTTACACTTTGTCCATTAAGAATTCCACCAAATCCAGACATATTTTGAAATAATGTTCCATTAGAACTTCCATTAAGTGATGCGCCAGTAGGATTAGGTTCAGTTAATTCAGACCATACTTCCATCCACTGTCCAGTAATTTTGTCAATTTGTTGACCACCAATTTCTAAAGTAGCAGTTTTAATCCAGTCTGCACCACCATTAATTTTTGCGATAGTTCCAGTAGTTTCAACTTGGATATACATTTTGTGAACTAAATCACCATTACGTGAAATAGTTGAGGTGCATCGTCCATCAGTAGTATCAGAATTTCCATTCCAAGTTTGCTGGATAGACTCCATCGAGAAGTTAGTGTGTCTGCGGTAGACAACCTTGAAAAAGGTGATTTGTGGGTTACCAGTAAGGTAAATATCTTGAGCGCCATAAGCTACGAGTTGCATTAATCCTCCTCCCATGTTTTATATTATACAAAAGATTTTTTTTTTGTAAAAATTAAACAAAATATATTAAATAAAAATTTACTTAATTAGAATATGCTAAACCACCCATACCACTCATAATACGTAAAACATTGTAGTTAACAGCATATATAGTCCATTTACCGCTACTTGTTAAATCTTTATCACACTCTAATTGTGCATTATCAATTCTAGAGAAATTGCAAGTTCCACTGGGTTGGTGTTCTTCAGGTTTTAGAGCAAATGAATATACATAAATTGCATCAGAATATACATCTTCATTGACACCTTGATAAGAACCAGAACCATTACTTGCATTAACTTTTAATCCTCCAGGACCAGTATGATAATCATATACTTGTTGACGCGTAAAATAACTTATAGGTCTTTCAGCAAATCTATCATGTCCATTTAATGTTAGTTTCCATTTTGCAGTTTTGTAATCTTGATTACTATATAAAAATTCAGATTGACCTTTAGTAGATACTACTGAACTAGCAGAAACCCATACTAATTCTTTAACAGGATGATTAAAATTAAGAACTTGATTTTTGTCAGTAATTTGCTGATATTGTAGTTGTTCAATTAAATATTCGTGCGATACTTGAGCAAATCTACGACGTTCATCAGTATCAAGATAAATATAATCTACCCATAATTGTTGATTTGTTGCACTAGCACTAATACTAGTTTGTAATTGATGTTCTAATATTACTTTAACTTCATGATACTGTAATGCAATTAATGGTAAAGATAAACCAGGATTACGACAAAACCAAAAAGGTAAAGGAATATATAAAGGTAAACTTCCATTAGTGAATTGTCCACAACCACCAAATCCACTCATATTTTGAAATCTAGTTCCTACACGATTTGCGGTTTCTTGACCTAAAGTATTAGAACCATTTTTACCACTACTTCTAATAAGTCCAGGATTAGGTTCAGTTAGTTCTGCCCAAGATTCCATCCACTGACCTGTAATTTTATCAATTTGTTGACCACCAATTTCAATTTCACATGTTTTAATCCAATCACTTCCAGAATTAATAAAAGCATTACTATTTCCACCATCACTTGCTATTGTAATTTCAATATACATTTTGTGAACTAAATCACCATTACGACTAATAGTTGCAGTACAACGTCCATCTGTAGATACAGAATTACCTGCCCAAGTTTGCTGGATAGATTCTATAGAAAAGTTTGTGTGTCTGCGATAAACAACCTTGAAAAAGGTGATTTGAGGGTTACCAGTAAGGTAGATATCTTGAGCACCATAAGCAACAAGTTGCATTAATCCTCCTCCCATGTTTATATTATAAGATATATTTTTTTTTTCTAAATTAATTGAACAAATTATTAAATAATATTACAACAACAATACTTTCTACAAATGTTAATGGTCTAAAATCCTTAACATTATTTCCTGTCATATTATATCTAAGTAAAGGAAATATAGTATTATATGACCATTGAACTAATATGACTTTAATAAAAAATGTCAATATGAGCATTAAAAATAATGATACACTATCTATTTTAATTTTATTACCTTTAATAAATCCACCGAACATTTATAATATAAAAAATATTAAATTTTTGATTTATCAGTTATATCTTTTAAAAATCATTTATATTTTAACATGTCTTCATATAACATATCATCAGTAACAATATAACTATTGAATATAGTTTGTGTTAGTGTCAAATATTGTGTATTTAAATCTAATACTTGTTTAACTGGATTCATAATTTGATTTTCTATATAAAATGAATAATCTAATATTAAATTTTCACTATGTATAAAATCTGGATGTTCTATACGATCACCTTGTAATATGCTACGTTTTCTATCTCTACCTTTATTTTTACCACTTTTGTATTGTGAATTTCTATCAAATACTTTATCATAATTTGTCATTTTAATATAAGCATATGGTATACGATCATTACTTTTAGGTTTATTTCCAGGATCTCTTTCACCAATACGATCTGCCAATACTTTCTGTGCTATACTTTGTGGATTTTTATAATATCCTCTTAATGATTTTGATATGATAAAATAACCTATAGGAAATTCACCATTAGATATTTTATACAATGTAGTTTTTAACCAATTTAATGCATCATTAAAATTTTTATCGATCATA